CCGTAAGAAATATCCCACCATTCAAGGGAAACGCTCAAGTATTCTCTCGCAAGGTTCGTCAATTATCAGGTAAGCCAACATTTGCTAGTGTCGGAGGCAAGCACACACGTAAGCATAAAAGGCATAGCGGTCCGACTCGCCGTCGCAATACCAAACCTACTTCTGAAATAGGCCATAAATATACTCGAAAACATACTAGAACATAACAACCAATCGTCGTCGGGAGTGCTTGTGATTATATTTCTTATGATAATATTCCTCTATTACTTTGGCGTAATCAAACCAGTCGTGGCTTGTGGTGCCGACTGCTTCGGCGTCGCTATCAAATCCTTCGGTTCCGCTCTCGGAATCCATAGTTTCATATCTTCGTGATTGTTTCACGATATACAGTATCATTTCTTCATGACTATTCCATAAATCAATGATACTCGATATCTCGCGCATTGTATCATACATCGTGTTGTTAGAATCAGGGGTATAGTAGCATTCATCTACGCGTGGAAAGAATAATGGTGCGTCTTTATTTTTATAGCGTTTGATAAGGTGATTTTTGTCACTAGTAACGCATGCTGCGGCGGCGGTGATGCTACTGGTATTGCGCATCACCTCTATTACTACATTATTTTTCGAGAGATTGGTTCGTATAACATCATCAATATATAGCGACAATGACGCGTCCGGTGTATCATTGTCACTGAATACAAGAACGACCTTCGATGTCGCCGACGGAAGCGGAATCGTTGTTCGCCATACGTCTTTCGACCATTCGCGTTCTGCGCGGTCGTGTGTATCATTGCGCGATAGAACCGCGGGAAATATATACGGCACGACGCCATGTCCAGTCATTTGACAATACAGACTATGTGTATCTTTTGGAAAACATGTTCCACCAAACCCGCGTCGGCCATCCGGCCCCGGAACCTGATAATGAGATGTTCCCATTCGTGCGTCTTTTTTGGCGAGTTCGATGACTGTGTTATAATCCACCTTCGCCGCGCGAGCGAAATCATAGAATTCATTCATCAGCCCGACTTTTGCGGAGAGGAAACAATTCTTCATGAGTTTCAGCATTTCTGCTTCACTTGCGTCACAGAATACAATAGTTGGCGAATCAATCGACCCGTTTTTATGACTACGATTGATGAGCTTGGTCATACGTCTTTTGAATTCATCACGTTGAATGTTCGTTATTGCTGCTGCCGACGATATGGAACTTTCTGTATTTGTAGCGGTTATTGTTGCCGATGCGCCCGTCGGAATACCCACAATCCATTCGTTTGTGCTACAAAAATCATTCTCCCATCTGGCTTCTGTCAGAAATTCCGGCATGAAGTAACATCCGTGTTTGGCCGAAAATCCAACAGGCACAGTGCTACGAATGATTTTATACGGATTCGAACAACGAGCAATCGTATCCTCTAGTATCTTTGTATAACATGTCCCGTCATGGTTGAGTGGTGTTGGGAGACAGAAAAAAAGAATGTCGCATTCGCGGTCGAGGTCTTCCAGTGTAATTCCCGGTGGATAGCATGCTTCAGGGCGAATATCGTAAATATATATCGAAATTGGTTTGAATAATATGCGCTTAAAAAATGGCGGGGGTGGTCGCTGGGCGGCGGCGGCGGTGCTGGCGGTGCTGGCGGTGCTTGGTTTCGCTGGTGGTGTCGTCGTCGTCGTCGTATCAGGAAACAATCTCTCGCACTCGTTGTTTTCAGAGAAATAATTCTTGGCGAATATGCGCGTTGCGCGGCCGACGAACCCGTTGCCGATAATTCCGATTTTCATGTTGTAATCAATATTATAAAATGATGTTTAATATTGATTTTGTGCGTTTCTATGTATTATCCATTCAGTCGGCTTCATCCAAGTCGATATTGAACATATCGACAATAATATCCGTCATATGCTGCATATAGCTCATTTTGCTTCCAAGACGCGTTCCAATCGAATCCATGATTGCGATTGTAATAAAAAGGCGATACAGCGAACGTTTAAACATCAGTCCATAGTTGTTCAAGATGTAATTGATTTCGTATATTTCGGTTACTCCGAAGAATTTGAGTTCTGGTGTCGTGTATCGAATAAGCACTTCGGTCAGTTCCTCGCGAAGTTTATGATATTTTACGCTATCTTTGGAAGGAACCACCGAACGAGTTTCATTCTCTGGATTGGCGCTTTCGGATAGTTCGCAACTCATGATGATATCAATCATTTTGTTATACTTTCGCTGATACATGAATTTCAAAGCTTTGAATAATAGCTCTTGGTCGTCGCGGGACAGATGACCGATAATACCATAATCAAGGATTCCGATTTTATACGCCGTCGGTGTCTTAATAAACAAAATATTCCCCGGATGAAGGTCGCCATGATAAAAAGATGTACAGAATGCGGCCTTCGCATTAAACGCCGCCAGCACCTTACCAAATTCATCATTGTCTTCGGGGTCGATTTCGGTGATTTTCATTCCGTCGATATATTCCATCACGATGATGTCTGGGTTTATTTTTTCAGTATAATATGCGTATGGTTTCGGTATTTTCACGTAAGGATAATCATTCCAGCTTTTGTAATACAACATGATATTCGCGAGTTCTTTCCGAAAACATACTTGGTCGTTCAAACAGACGATATTTTGAAGGATGAGGTTTTCGACATTCAGTGTTCGTAGATAGGGGAAATAACGCGTGAATTTCGCAAATACGACCAGATTATTCATAGAATCGTTGAAGGTTTTGCTGATGTTCTTGCGGAGATATTTGACAACGACAGGTATAGGTGCATCGGCGGCATCGGCGGCGTCGGCATCGGCGCGACTCTTGATAACTCCCTTGAATATAAGTGACATGAGACCGGATTTTATCGGCATATAATCATTCAATATACACAGTTGTTGAAATGGATGGCATTCGTTTGACCGCTCCTCTAGCTCTTTAAGTTCTTTTATGTCGTATTCATCATCCGTATATTTCACATTATCGGTGTATTCATTGAAAAACTGGTTGAGTTCGGGCGATACTATATTGCGGTTGGTGGCGAAGGCTTGGAAAATCTTGACATACATCATATTTTTAGCAGCAAGACGTTGGCTAGCATCAATTATCGCATTATTGCGGGATTTCCATCCTATCTTGTATTTCGCGTATTCCGATCCACATATATAAAGCGACGAGACCGAGAACCATAATGCGCGAAAGAAATCGCGACATGACATCTTGTGATAGTATTCCTTTGTTCTCGCGACGTAATCTTCATATTCTGCTTGCTCGCGCATATTATTATCCGAGTCATGTTTCACCGAACCGTTGTCGTGGTCGTGGTCGTGGGGGTCGATGAGTTGCTTCTCTTGTTCTATATAATCATTTAGCAACTCATCCATGATATTGCGTGTGTGTATGATATCGGGTTTTAATTCTAATACATATTATGATATGGATATAATATGTATCGCGTTTTTACGCCGGAAGTTTGTATTATTGCCGAAGGCTTTCTATCGCGACTTTTAATCGTAAATACATCTTCTTGATGAGAATACCGACTGCGTTCTCCATCGCAACTGTGAGTTCAGTTTCTTGGTCCGGTTTCAGTTTAAACATGTGTAGAACTTGGATGCTGGCGTTAGGAACGCCTTCTTGATAGATGTATTTCTGAATATAAAGCGGGTATTCTAGAAGCTTGTATTTTTGCCGGTTGAGCTCACCGTGATTTGCGAATGGAATACTCTTGCTTGTAAAAATGATTTCGGTATTCCCGTTATTTGCGGATTTATTGCTTACTTTTGTATTCACATACATGTACGTTTTCAAACCGCCTAAATCCCCGCCAATATCGCGGAACTTATAAAGAATATTATACTCGTTTGAGTCTGTTGGATGCGGATGAACCTCAATTGTCTCAATAATATCCTTATTCACTTCGTAAAGTAGGTTATGGATATTGATATTGATGAGAGATAGAATATTGAAGTTTGGATTGTTGTAAATGTATTCTAGTGTGAAGAGTTTCATTTCCGTGTTTTTGCCTAATCTCATATCATTTTGAGTACATATTGGTTTGAACTGGGGTGTAGATGCCGACATGTTTTTTTTTACGTCGTGACTATTATTATTGTGCTAAAATATTTATATTGATTTCGCGGTCGAAGGCGCGGTCGCGTATTACAAGTCCATACTCACCGTATTTCTCTCAGAACGTTGTCGGCGCTTTGATTTATGTGGCGTGGAATCTTGGGGAATATCGCCTAAACTAGATACATTGATTACATTTGCGTCGAGAGAAATGTCGTCGCCGTTGCCATTGCCGCCTCCGCCGGTCATTCCCGAGAGAATATTCTGGAGTGTAATATTGGACGGTGGCTCACTTGATTGCTGCGCAGAACCTGATGGCTGAATATTAATCGTCTTGGTCTTAAGGCGAGACATCATATCGCTTACATCGGTGGATGGTCCGCGCATTTCCGGCCGTCTTGATTTTTGCTCTGCGTTTTGTTGTTGTTGTTGCTGCTGCTGCTGCATCATCGGCATCGGCATCGGCATAGCGGTTGCTCCTGGGCGAACTGGTGGTGGTGGCGCGAGTGGTCCCTTGGTCGCGATAGGAGGAGGAGGAGGACGTTGTTGAGCGTATTGTGGAGGTTCGTTATTACGGCCGCCGCCGCCGCCCATGCCACTACCACCGATGATATCATTCATGAAATTGCCAAATCCAGACCCGCGTCCGCCGCCACCACCACCGCCACCGCCACCGCCTAAATTACCCGACATCGAAGAAACTGCGGCTTGTGTAAATTGCTGCATTAACTCTGGGTTCTGACGCATAATATCATCCATTCCTGGCAGCGCGGATTTGAACATTGTATTTGTCATATGAAGCATAATCGCACTTCCACCCAATTGGAAGAGGAGTTTCAATTCGGGTGACATCTTGGCCTTCGATTTGTATTTCTCGTGAAGCTCTCCGAATATTTCATCGTATTCATTGATGTTTTCATTCACTTGCTCCGACCATCCATCAAGTTTCAGATCAAATGGGTCAAACTTGTTGTTCAAAAATTCCAAACCAGTAATACATGCGAGAAGCATCTTGCCTTGAAATTTCATACTGTTATGCCTCTCACGCTCTTCCATTTGTGTATCATATTCACCCTTCATTTCTTGGTAAGATGAATCCATCGAATAACGTTTTGTCAGTTGAACACCCTTCTGTTCGAGCTCCTCCAATTTACGAAGAAGCTTGAATTTTTCCTTCAACATTTCCTCTTTCGAGAGCTGAGGCGTCGGATCTACATTTGCGTCAGGATCAAGTGGTATATCATTGAATTTGCCATATCCATCCCATGTGCGATTGTCGGCGTCAGTGTGTGACGTCGATTGTCCTAAATGAATACCACCGCCACCGCCACCGCCACCGCTTTCTCCATCAGACTTACTTAAATTGAATATTCCACTTAAAAATCCGCCGCCGCCGCCGCCACAGCCACCGCCACCGCCGCCAGATTCATTATCAGAATGGCGCGTCGGTCCGACATTACTTAAATCATTCAGTTCATTTTCAAGTGCGGCCAATTCGCTTAAATCAATATCTCCGCCGCTACTTCCACCCTTGCGGTCGGTGTCTTTAAACTTATTATTCATGAGAAGTTCTATTCCTCCTCCGAAATTCGAGCCGCCACCGCCACCGCCACCAGACGACGACTTACTACCGCTACCGAATGTAAATGTCGGCATCGTATCCAAAGCACCTAAATCAATTTCTTCCGCCATTGTATGTTCTTCGTATGGAATATATTAGATTGTAATCTTTATACTAAAATAATCGTCAGTTGTATGAATATTCAGAATACAATATTATTTCATTCACACCGCACATAATAAATGAACACGCCATAAGCCCTGTAAAAAACAATCGGCGAGATCATCCTTCTTTTTATGATTTTCAAATAGGGGCATCCATTTCGCATAATCCGAATTACGTTTTCGAGAGATTTCGCCGAGAGAGCGACAAACAGCTATACCAGACTTCTTTCGGTCGGCGTAGGTCGAAGCATCTACAAGTAACTCGTCGGCGTCGGCGTCGGCGTCGGCGTCGGCATGATGCGTCGATTCCGTGAAAAGTTTTAATTTACATGATGCCGAGATGAACTCGATTTGCGGTATATTCTTCATAATAAAATACTGCGTAATCATTCCTTGGAGCGTTTTCATTCGAGAGGCGAGGGTGCTGATTTGATTTTCAATAATCATCATGTCGATTGATGTGTTGTCCGTGCTAGATGAATACAAAATGGCATCGAGATGTTTCATTAAATTGCGGCCATATGTGATTAAATCTAGGTCATGAGCATACGTATAGTTTGGCTTTTTGGGTTTCACCGCTGGTGCCTCTGTTACTCCCGTAGTATTATAAACGGTATATTTATTCTCTTCAAATGGTTCCATATAATCTCTCGAGAGTATCGTTGTTATTTCTTTGATTAGGTCGGCTTTCCGGAGTTTAATATTATGTGCTGCTGCTGCTGCGGGTACTGCCGTTGCCGTCGCTTCCGAGAGATTTGCCTTCATATCAATGAGTTCGCCCAGTTTCTTCTTCATGATAAGCTCGGGCTTGCGTTTGAATGGTAAAATCTCTCGAGATGGAACTTTATATTTAGATTTATCGGCACATTTCGCACAATACAATAATGCTGTTGTCGAGAGAATCGGTGTCTCTGCCGGCGCTGTCGGTAAATACATCCATTTGGCTAATTTACTGTCGTTATTACATGTTCGTTTCGGTATTTCAGCGGCAACTTCAGCTGTCAATGCCTGATTTTCGGGCGATACGGGTTCAAAACGTAAATCGATTACGTCCCATCTCTCGATCTTAATCTGATGAATGATGTTTGTCGCTGAAGCTGCCGACGAAGAAGCCGCCGTCGATGCTACGAGAGAATCTGGTATATGAAATAAACAATATGCTAAATTCTTCATACCTACATCAAAACTGATAATTCGCATTCTCTCGTTGTTTGTAATGTTTGGATATAACAATCATTACAAATAAAGGTTTATATATGTTAGTTCTCTCGCACACGGCTTATCGTCTCTGCGGTGGTTGCTGCTGCTGTTGCTGCTGTTGCTGCTGACGCTGGAAAGCGAGCACCTGCTCTTGCGTGATTTCTGGCGCGACCATGCGCGATTGAAGTGATTCTCTCGAGAGATATACATCCTTCAGATCACTCTGAACATATCCAAAAGGTTCTCTCGTATCCATAACAGATGAATACATGAATGGAGCATTTCGCTGCTCTTGTTCATAAGAATTCACCTCAAATGAACCATGATTCGACATATTCACGGCATCAATACGGTTGATGCTCATAATCTGGTCGGCGTTTGTTGTCAAATACCTGCGATAGTCCCAGTTGGTCTTTATGTTTTCCGCACGGCGAATCGAATCATTCACGGCGTTGCCTGGCTGCCAACCTGAAAAATTACGTCCGTCGGTCATAAGTGGCGGAAAATCAAAATAGACATTATGACTTGAACTATAATTCTTGGCCCAATGTGGTTGCGAAAGCGACATTATTATGTATATTATGAGAATAAAAATCTACATTACTATGTTTGTTGTTGTAAAGCAAAGATTAGCTCGGCCTTTTTTAGTTTTTGGATTTCGGCGTGTTTTTCGGGGTGATTCTTGTATTTCTCCTTAAGAAGAAGCTTAAGGTCAGGAACCGACATACTTGTTAGAGGTATAGCCGCGACCGGTGCGTGTAATTCTGCCTCGCATTCAGCAGGCTCTATAGGTGATTCTATAGTTACAGAAATTGGAACTAATTCCTCTGCTGCTTCTGCTGCTTCTACTTCTTCTGCTTCTTTTATTTCCGGTTCCGTAATTATCCCTAAATCAACGGTGACTACCTTTATTTCAGGTGAGCTTACAATTTCAGAGACTACTGTCGCAACATGTTCTTCTTCTGCGTTGTCGTTCATTACAGTTGTTACATTGACGTCGCAGTTTATAACGCTGCCGCCGTCACTGCCGCTATCACTGCCGCTGTCACTTCCGCTGTCACTTCCGCTGTCACTGCCGCTTTCACTGCTTTCTCCCTGATCTGTAGTATCTTCGCTATCCGATGATATTTCGATAAGATTGCTATTGCGTTTATTCTGAAAAAAAGCAGTATCTAAATGAATTGTATGTGGCTCATTATAGGCGGCGGGCTTTTCATTCGCATATTCAAGTATGATACTTCCGTTTGTTGGAATCGCGCCACCGTTGGAAGATGATGATGATGAAATTTGATATAATCGGTGAATATCCGTGGATGATTCTTCTATAAATTGTTGTAAAATCATTGCTTGTTCTTTATGGGATTGCTCTAAAATGGTCAAACGAACCTTCATGTATTGAAACACCGCATATACTAATAATGCGCTAACGGCTAAACTAACAATTATCGTTAAAAAACTCAACTCGACCATTCTCTCGTAAATCGCGGTTTATAATATAATAATCGGCGATGTTATATTTGAAATTTGAACGGAATAAGTCCGGGGCAGGAAGGACCGATGGTCCATGTTCAACCACTTTTCAGCCAAAAATATTCCGTTTGAAAACGGTGGATTCCATTCCATTCCAAAAGTCCGGAGCAGGAAGGACCGAAGGTCGGCGTTCAACCACTTTTCAGCCAAAAATATTCCGTTTAAAAATAGAAAATATTTAGACGATATATCGTCATAACTCTAGTATATATAGCATTAATATACCGCTTGCGTAAAATGTTGCTTAAATGGCAACATATGGCAACATGCCCAAGAATGTCCTTTTTCGCATTTTGCGTAGGACTTTTGAAACACGTTTTTTGCGTGTTTTGTGACTGACCAGTCACAACTTTTTTCGATCAATCAAAATATTTGTGACGATAAATTTTCCGCCTTTTCAGGCCACCCCTCCGCCGCCACCCATCGGGGGCGTTTTTCTCCTCCATGTGTATAATACCCGCCATTTAGGCAACATTTTACGCAAGACTGAAAATCGCATTATGTATTACTGTGATACATGTAACATCAAAACCAATAACAAATTTGATTTTAATCGACATCTTTTATCGCCAAAGCATCAACGGTTATGTTCTGCCAACGTCAAATGTAAAAATTACATTCACAGTCTCATTTCGGGGGGCGGGGTCGGTTCGGTGGTGGAAAGCATCCCCCAAAACCCGCCTCCAAATATTTGCGATATTTCGACCCCCCAAAAAACACCCATCAAAAACGTCGTTCAAATAAACCTTCATGAAGAAGATGAACAAAAAAACGTGATATATAATCCCGATTCGGATGGTGGTGGTGGTGGTCACGTGACTTCGGCATCGTCGGCATCCGCCGCATCCGATGCGTATGAATGTAAGTATTGTAAGCGACATTATATAAACCGAACCGGATTATGGCGGCATAACAAAAAATACGGCGCGTCATGTATAATTAATGCGGTTGATGCGTCGAAGCTCGAGAGTACCGCGGAACTTAAGAATGTAATTACTGCGATGATGCAGATGAACAACGAATTCAAGACGCAGATGTTGGACATGTATAAAACCAGTATGTCGTCGATGACAACTCCGACACCCATTACCAACAATAACAACCACCTGAATAATTGTTATAATCAAACGTTGAATATGCAGTTTTTCTTAAACGAGAAATGTAAAGATGCGATGAATATGAAGGATTTCGTGAATTCGATTCAGTTGAATACCGACGACCTTGAAAATGTGGGGAAGCTTGGTTATGTCGAAGGAATGTCGAATATTCTCATTACAAATTTGAATAAAACGGAATTACACAAACGCCCAGTTCATTGTAGTGATATTAAACGAGAGACGTTGTATGTCAAAGACGCCGACAAGTGGGAGTGCGATGGCCCAGACCACGCCAAAATGACGAATGCGGTGCTTGCGGTGGAGCATAAAAATGTCAGTCTTATGGGGGAGTGGGCCGCGCGTCATCCGCAATGTATGAAAAGCAATACGAAAGATAATGACCGTTATTTTAAGCTCTCGAAGACAATAACCGATGGAGCACAGGATGGTAATATATCGAAAGTGATACGTCGGGTAGCAAAAAATGTAGTTATAGACCGAAGATCGCTGAACTCTAGTAATACAGCATAAAAATAAGTAACATTTATGATGTATATGCTGGGATGAATGAACCTCATTATATAGTGATTCTCTTTGCGAATTTTATAAATTATTTGAATGTTTCTTATTATGAACATCAATTTACACAAAAACATGAAGAAGCCCGCGCGAATTTGGATGCGATATACGAGTCGGTGTCAAAAACTCCAGAGGAATCGCCTACATTAGATATGTGTATTTCATTTTACAATGATATTCGTGTTCTTGAAAATGTAACTGAAACGGATGATCCAGATTATCACAATTACAAACGATTATTACGAATATACATCGCAGAAATTACACCTAACCCTGAATAATCGTATCCGCGCTCTCTATGATTTCGGACGGATAGTTCAGTTCGCGCAATACTTTCAATCCGCCTTTAATTGTTGAAATTCCGTCAGCAATTTTATACAAATACTTTCCGGTATCAGCACACACTGACATGTGAATGTTGCTAATCGCTCCCGTATTTTTCTTTTCAAGAAGACGACATAATTCTATATAATGCGTGGTAAGAATAAGATCTACCTTCGGGTTTTTAGATATATAATCAATATATCCATATGCTGCTGCTACAGCCTCATACGGATTCGTGCCAGAGTAAAGCTCGTCAAAAATACAGAAATGCCGCTTCGACGGATTGTCTATGATACAGCGTAATATCTCCATACAACGGCGTGATTCTGCTTGAAAGAGACTATCGCGTCCAGATGTATCTGGGATATTGAGATAGCAATGAAGATAATCATATGGATTTATTTCAGCGCCGTCATAGAAACCGTAACCAAGTTGCTGAGAGATTATGATATTGAATAATGTGGATTTGATAACGGTTGTTTTACCTGCTGCGTTGGGTCCTGTTATGATAAGTTGTTTATCGAGAATTACGTCGTTTGCGATGACTTTATTGATGTTGTGTGCCTTTAATGGCGCATATACCTGACCAAACAGCTTAGTTATACCTTTACGTTGTTTGGTAGAAATAACCGTCGGGGGTGGTGGAGGCAGAACCTCGTCATTTTCATGGTCATTTGTTTCAGTCGCAATGTCGGCCTCTGGGAGTGCTTCTGGGACGGCTTCTGGGACGGCTTCTGGCTTTTCTTCGCTCACGTCATCATGTTGAATAAACGAGCATTTCTTCACCATTCCGTCGATCACAAAACTTCTACACGCGGTAAGATGCTCCATATACGCATTAAAGCCAAAACTGTATTCAAGTAGTTCATTCAGGTCGGTCTGTGAAAACAGAGAATAATAATTCTTCATCACATATCCAATCTGAAAAAACTTGCTTACAGATACTGAAAATGGAGAGATATCGGTAAGTGCTCGCGTGACCTCTTCGAGCAATCGGTATCTCTCGGCGAGTTCTTCGCGGAACGGTTCATAGGTCGAGAGATGGTATGTCTGAATAAGTTGAATCATATAGTTCATATTCACGCCTGTCGCGGTGAGATAGCCGTTGATTGTATGAATGTGGGCATGAACCAACTTGATATTATTGTAAAATCGCACACACGCCATGATATTTTGATAAATCTGGATGAAATAAAACACCACCGACATTAGTATATACATTTTTTGTTCGATGCTCACCGTTTCAAATTGTGTCAAGAATTTACCCACCGAATGCTGACTTATTATTTGCTTCAAAATATCGAGATACTCCGACAATGACACACCTAACCCTTTCATCAAAAGCACAAAAAACGGAATAATCAGAACAATAATCGGCGTTAAAAGCGCGATAACCGGCGATGAAATATTGTATAAGCTCAAAAACTGGAGAAATGACGACGATGTATTGAGTTTCGAGAGAAATGGTGTTTCGACATAACTGAATTTCTCTTTGAAATCATGGATTTTGCCTGTTCCGCGGAATTCGTTCCATGTAAGCTTCATGGTTGAAAATGCCTCCACGCTCGTCATATGCTCCGTATTTTGCGCGATACATCGTTCCAGTAGCTCGTTGTCGAACATTTCCAGTAATGTTTGGGTGTGTTTTAAGTATTCGATATCTGTGGTGTAATACTTACTCCAAATGGGCAGGTGCTCGGTTCCATATACCGATTTTGGAGAGAATATATAATGATATAGGCCATGGACAGTGTCGTCGGCGGCGGCATCGGCGGCGGCATCGGCGGAACAACTACCTCCTACATTTAATTTCGGTTTCACTTGAAGCAGTTCAAGGTCTTCAATAATAGAAGTAGGTAGTTCATGTAATTTATCGGGGTTAGTATAAGAAATAGGGTGTTTGAATGCGCATTCGACGGCAGTAACATCAATATGCTTCGGTTCAGGTTTATTACCGAACCCTAAATGTTCTAATAATAACGATTTCACTTCATCAGGCTCGCGCGGCATTTCATTCACCGAATCACGAACATCTGTAATCAAAGAACATACACTAAAAGAACAAGCCGACATTGTATTGTATTGTTATGACGCAACAATATAATATACTAAATTAAACTCACGAATGTTTAAATCCCTTCCATGAAATTCACAGGCAACTCTGTAATCGCTGTCTCATAATATGCCTCAATCTCCTTCTTGATACGCATATCGCGGCGAGTAACAAAGTTGATCGCAACACCTTTGCGTCCCCAGCGTCCTGAACGGCCGATACGATGAAGATAGATATGAACGTCCTGTGGCATGTCAAAATTGATAACGGTGCTCACTTGCTGAATGTCGATACCACGAGCGGTGACATTCGATGAAATCAGAACACGATGAACACCCGCCTTGAATTCCTGATATGCCTTATCGCGCTCGCGGTTATCACCCTTCTCCATTCCGCTATGAATACAGCAAACGGGGAATCCGTCGAAAAGCATCGCCTCGTGAAGGTCGGCCACTCGCTTCGTCGAATTACAGAAAATAATACACTGCGAAACCGAAATTGTCTTGAAAAGGTCCTTTAGGGTCAGATACTTCTGAACATCGTCGTCCAGCGCAACATAATGCTGCTGAATCCCTTCAAGCGTAAGTTGTTCTGCTTTTACCTGAATATTTACAGGATTTCGCATGAATTTCTCAGTTAGGCTGTATAAATCGGGTGGCATTGTTGCGCTGAAGAGAATAACTTGGATTTCAGACGGCATATACTGGAAAATATTGTAGATCTGGTCATTAAAACCGGCAGAAAGCATCTCGTCGGCTTCATCAAGCACCAACATATGAACACTCGAGCTTTGAATGTGATTGCGACGGATCATGTCGAATACGCGACCGGGACACCCGACAATAATATGCGGCGTTGATTTACGCAAATCCGCGGCGTCATCGGCGGTTGAAGTTCCGCCAACGAGCAGACGCATCGTAAGTCCGATCATCATCGCGCCAATCCCTTGAATCACGTCATAAATTTGACGGGCAAGTTCGCGCGTAGGAGCAAGAATGAGGACCTGTGTCTTGGCTTTGCTCACATCAACACTCTGAAGTGCTGCGACTGTGAATGCTCCGGTTTTTCCTGTTCCGGATTGCGCCTGCGCGATTACATCACGCTTTTGAATAATGGATAATATTGATTTTTGTTGAATATTGCTGGGTTTTTCAAAACCGTAAGCGTAAATTCCACGAAGAAGATCGGCGGAAATTTCACCGACGTCTTCCCACACTTTGAATTCGGGATAAGATCCGCCGGAGCCGGAGCCGGAGCCAGCGCCATCGGCGCCATCGGGGGAAGATTGAATACTTGAAGGAGTATCGTCGCTAATTGACATAATAAAGGATGGTCTCGAAAGTAAGTCACGAAAATTATCGTATATGTCTAATAATCATAGTAGAATACATTTAAGTTTGTTATGGCACCGCCGCCGTGGTCAAAAACACCGGTTTATTCCCATCCTTCACCGATAGATATTATGTATGAAAATATAATAATCAATATAAAGAAAATATAATACAAATAACATATATCATGAAAATCGCAGTATGTTTATTTGGGCAACTTCGAGATTATAAACGTGGGTATGAATGTATAAATAAATTTATGGAATTAAACTGCGAACATACATATGATTTCTTTTTCCATGCTTGGATCGACGATAATATTACATATGAATGCGCACCTTGGAGAAGAATAGACCCGAAGTCATTGTATATTGGTAATCAAAATGACGTAAAAAAGGAGATTCTTGATTTTTATAAACCGTTGGCATATCTGTATGAAAAACCATTGGACAAAACAAATGAAAATGTAGTAGCTGACATGGAATCTATAAGAAAATCATCATCATATGTAAAATGCTCAAAGCCTATTAAAGATAATATCTTCAATATTTATAGTCAAATTTGTACTAGGAGCAAAGTTAAAGACCTATTTGAAGATTATATTACCAAAACAAACACAACATACGACCTAGTAATTACAACAAGATTTGACGGATACGGGTTTCCGGTTAATTGGACAATTCCAACTATAGATAAAAATAAAACGTTATATGCTTTTACGTTTTCTTCAGGTAGATATATCATAACTGATTATTTTTTAATGTTGGCTCCTGAAACATATGTAAAAGTTTGTAATTTATATGATAATATTAAGCATATTATAAATAATAATGATCTGGATGTAAAACTAAAGAGTTTGAATGAAGGATTGGCGTTCAATGCTGAAGAATATTTACTGGCGAATTATTTATTTTGTGGATATAATGTGAATGATATCGTGTATATGAAGTCGTGGAATACTTAGATTATACGTAATACATGTAAAATTGATATAAAACTTATATATGTATTATTATAAGCACCTACCGCTACGAACGTTATGGCAAAAATAACACATCGTTACGACCTTCCGGATTATGCAGCATTTATGAATATGGGATTTGACCTTAAATTACCAGACGAGGTTATCAAGTCAGTCTCGGATTTAGCGGATTTGGTGGGCGCGCCAACTTATATCAAAACACCCGTTTTTCCAGTTCGCGAACCAGGCGATTTTAGGTTAGGGGGAGTTAGTCCCGTTGGCTGCGGTAATACCGGATATCATGTCGCTGGAAGCAGTGCCAATACGTTTCAAAGTCGTTTCGGTATCAGCGGCGGATGCGGCACAGGAACCGGTGGTGGTGGCGGCGGGGCTGGCGGGGCTGGCGTACATTCAATTACCCGTTCAACACCGTCGTCGCGCAATCAGCAAATTCCGAATAGCGAATGGGATACGATTCTATCATTCCAAAAGACCGAGCTCAAGAAAAAGGAAGGAATTGAATCGAGTATTGACAATATTCGGTCTTTTCTGAATAAGCTTACCGACAAGACATATGCTACGATGCTTGCCAATATTGTCAAAGAAATTGACGAATTGTTCAAAGCGTGTAACGACGAAACATCCGACGAGCACAATACCGTATCAGTAATGAATCGGATTGCGTCATCGATTTTCACTACTGCGAGTTCGAATTCGTTCTACTCGGAGATTTACGCACGGTTGTTCCAAGATTTGATGGCGAGAGAAAAGGAGCCGGACCATGCCGAATACTCCGTGTTTCGCGATGTTTTCGAGAAGAATTTGGCATCGTTCATGTCCTTATTCGACACGATTGAATACTGTGACCCAAAGAAAAACTACGACAAGTTCTGCGATATTAACAAGGCGAATGAAAAACGCAAAGCAATGTCGCAGTTTATCGTGAATTTGATGAAAATCGGAATTGTGGAGAAGACTCAAGTATTGGCCCTTATGAAGCAAATCCAAGATCTCATGTATTCGAATATGCGCCAAGAAGGAAAGACGAATGAGGTGGATGAACTCGTGGAAAATCTCTTCATTATGGTGAAGCATAGCCACATGGTATTCAAGGTTAAGGGCGGCAGCGGCAGCGGCAGCGGCAGCGACGACGATGAAAATGTGGAGTTATTCAAGGCACGGGTTGAACAAATTACTGAAATTTCAAAACTGAAAATCAAAAGCAAGCCGAGTATTACGAATAAGACGATATTTAAGCATTTGGATATGCTGGATGAAATCTCCGGAAAGGCGAAGAAGTGAGTGATACAAAATCGACCACGGCGTATGCGACTAATAGCCAATTTTGTGTATTAATTTTATGAGATATTCTCCATTAATATGAATATTTTCTTTTGATATTGGGTTTCTATCACGGAAGCGACCACTATATTTATCTGGTGTGATTTCATAGTATTTTTTACCTAATAAATGACATAAATTATGAAAGTCGGCTTTATGGTAGTCTTTGTGAATAAGTGGCCCCTCACATTTTGTATCAAATGAAATTTTATTATGAAAATGACCATCACAAACAGGGTCACAATACCAATCCTTACGAAAATTGATTTCAATTAGTGGCGTAGAAATAGGCATAAATATCATGTTTGTACAAGCCGCTCCATGAGCTGATATAAATAACGCGGCTCCGGAACATATCTCGTATTGTTCTTCCGGTGTCATATCGTCGAAACAGCAATACTGATACGGTATGTGAAACGTGTCTTTATACTTATCTAAAAAAAGTTGTATGGGTATATTGGTGTTCGTATCATACATGTATCGGTTATTTTCTTTACGCTGATTCATTAAAATATATTTGCCGTTTTCAGCCGGAATTACATTTTTCAACATTTGAAGTAGTATGGGATCATTGTCATATTTAATATAATGAGTGTGATTAAATGGCGAACGTAACGGTTGATTGTAAGCAAGTAAGTTATTTGTATAACTGACGTTCATACGAAAAATACGCTCAAGAAGGAACTTTCGCCATTTCTGACACGGGCTGTTTATATTAGAAATATCACTATGAGATTGGTCATAATACATATAGATCGCCGTATAACTCGGGTCATAATACATCATTAAATCATATAAAATATGGAAAATGTTATTGTCTTGTATTCTGGATACAAATACTTTTGGAATTATATTCATATCTGTATTTAGAATGATGAATAGAACATAAAAATAGATTTATATTATAATTACTATATGAAAGCCATGAAAATCGTGGTTAGTTTCACAACGAGCCCGACTCGTATCAATAAGTGCGGGCCGATGATAAATAGTATTTTGGGCCAATCAAGAAAGGCTGATTTATTTATATTGAATATTCCGGAAGAGTTTGCGCGAACCGGTGAGACGTATGTCGTGCCAAAGTATATTCGAAAATCTCTCACTGTGAATCGTATCGCGGTAGATTATGGACCTGCGACGAAAATCATCCCCGCTGTATTATACTTACGAGAGCATGCCGATGTATATGACCCTG